AGAAACCATTTGTGATGTGATGTTGGATGCGTACAAGCGCAATTGGATTACCAGTCGTGATGGCAATGTGAGTATTCGTCATCACGACCGTGATCACTTTTATATCACACCTTCGGGTGTGCGTAAGCAAACATTACAACCTGATCAATTCAAAAAGATTCGTATTGTTGGTAGTATGTTGTGGGAAGAGCAACCATACACTGATATCAGTGCTAATCTTAAACCGTCAGGCGAACTACCCCTGCACCTTGGACTACAGCGAAAAATGGGTCAGCACCGTAATGAAGTGCGAGTAGTAGTTCATTTGCATCCTACCTACTGTATAGCGGCCATGCATGCTGGCATTGATTTGAGTACAGTTAGCGCAGCTTTCCCAGAATTGAATCGCTACACTCGGGTAGCACCCAATGTGAGCGATGTGGCTCCCATCAGTCAAGAACTTGCAGACCAATGCCACAAGCAGTTACAATTAGACAACGAAGGCAATATTGCCTACGACATAGTAGGCATCAAAGGCCATGGTGTTGTGGCCATTGATACCAGTCCTTGGCGTGCCTATGAGCACATAGAAAGATTAGAACACATTTGCAAGATAGTACTTGCATCAGGAAAATATTAAAATGTCAAAACAACAATACAATTTAAACACCAAAACAGACTATTTAAATCGCAAGATGTTTTTGGACCCAGCGGGTCCTGTGACCATTCAACGATTTGAAGAAGTTAAATATCGCAAAATTGCAGACTTTGAAGAAACTGCCCGCGGATTCTTTTGGCAACCAGAAGAGATCAGCCTTACCAAGGACAGTAACGACTTTAAAGATGCCAGCGATGCAGTCAAGCATATCTTTACCAGCAACTTGCTACGCCAAACTGCCTTAGACAGTTTGCAGGGCCGCGGCCCCAGTCAAATCTTTATGCCAGTAATCAGCTTGCCAGAGCTAGAAGCATTAGTATACAACTGGACATTCTTTGAAACTAACATTCACAGCAAGAGCTACAGCCACATCATCCGCAATATCTATAATGTGCCCAAGGATGTGTTCAACACTATCCACGACACCAAAGAAATTGTTGACATGGCCAGTAGTGTGGGCAACTATTATGAAGCATTACATGTTATTAATTGCCGTAAGCAGTTAGGCGAAACCGTCACTGAAAAAGAACACATCCGAGCAATCTGGATGGCACTACATGCCAGCTATGCACTAGAAGCGTTTCGCTTTATGGTTAGCTTTGCCACCAGTTTGGCCATGGTAGAGAATAAAATCTTCATGGGCAATGGCAACATTATACAACTAATTTTACAAGACGAATTGCTGCACAAAGGCTGGACTGCTTACTTGATTAATCAAGTGATCAAAGAAGACAGTCGCTTTGCAGATATCAAAGCCGAGTGCGAGTCAGAAGTGTATGCATTGTACGCCGATGTTATTCGTGAAGAAAAAGAATGGGCCACTTACCTGTTTAAGATGGGTCCAGTTATTGGACTCAATGCCAACATTCTTAGAGACTTTGTGGATTATACTGCGGTTGGAGCATTGAAGGATATTGGTATAAAATATCAAGGCACTGCTCCCAGAACGACGCCTATACCTTGGTTCAACAAGCACACAGATACCAGCAAGAAGCAAACAGCACTACAAGAAAGCGAAAGCACCAATTATGTCATTGGCGTAATGGGCGAAAGTGTTGACTACGATTTGCTACCAAGTATCTGACATACCGTACGCTGTTCGGTTAGAAATAAAAGAACAGATGAAAAATATGGTATATAATAAACTAAAGGAAATAACATGTTAACAGTCTATTCAAAAAACAATTGTCCATTTTGCACACAGGCAAAATCTTTACTCACAGCAAAATCTATCGCATTCCAAGAAATTAAAATCGACGAAGATGCAGCAGCAAAAGAATACATTATGTCACAGGGACATCGTACAGTGCCACAAATTTATCAAGACGGAAAATTATTTGTCGAAGGTGGTTTTACTGGACTATCAAAATTAACTGAATCTCAACTAAAGGAAAAACTAAATGCTGTTATCTAAAGGCTACGCAGACGGCGAAATCATTGCATTTAAGTTGGTAAACGGTGACGAAATCGTTGCAAAAATAGTGGAAACCAAACCTACAGGATGGGTCGTGCATAAACCGTGTACTGTGATGCCAAGTCAGCAAGGCCTGGGCCTTATACAAACCTTGTTTTCCGCGGATATAAATAATAACATAGAGCTCAAAAGCGAACATGTGATGATGCATTCTGTTGTGCTAAAGGCTCTCGAGGACCATTATCTTACGACCACAACTGGTATTAGTGTGGGTCGGGGCCCTCTTATAGTTTAAGGATTTTAGATGGCGGGAATTGCAAGAGTTGGTGACATATTAGGCCCGGGCGGAGTATTAACTGCGCCTTTTAGTCCCGATGTATTCATCAATAATCGGCCCGCTGCATTATTTGGTATTGTATATACCGCTCATCCTTGTTGCGGCCTTAAAGGCTGCCCTCCAACACACTGCGGCGGCCCGACCTTTGATATCCCGGCTGGAGTGTATATTAACGGCATTCCTCCGGTCACCAAAAGCGGCAAAGGTCTTTGTGGACACGGAGTAAGAACAGCCAGTGATGATGTAATCATCAGCGGTGGCTTAGTAGGCCAAGCTGGCAGCTTTGCTCTGGGTAAAGCGCTGGGATAATTATGGCTACAGTTCCGTCAATTTATACAAATAATGTGCCTATTCAGAATATAGGTGGACTAACTCCATTACAATTAGCCGCGGCCAACTATATGATGAGTGGTAGTCCACAGCCATTCGGCATCAATAAAGATTTTTTGACAGAAATGGTCATATTTGGCAACAGCGAAAATATATCTCCATTGGAGTTCGATCCTAGAACAGGCTTACCCAACCCATTCCCTCCATTGATTCGAGATATCACTGCTGAATACTATTTTGTCAGAGGCGAAGATTTGTATATCTATCGTCGGGCAGAAAATTGCGGCCCCGATGAAAATAGATTTGAAGAAGTATTAGTAGGCAAAGTTCGAGATGTTGCCACTGGTACTTACGCTTACTACGGAAGAGTTGTTAGACCGGGTAGCGCCGGAACTGGCGGTGGCGGCAGTGACGGCAGTGGTGGCGGAGGTGGTTACGACACGCCGGCTGCTGACCCAGGTACACCTTCGCAGACGAATGACACAAATACCACAACTGGTGACTCTACCAATGGTTACGGCAGCGGCAACTCTGTTGCATAATAAAGCACCCGATGAATATATTAGAGTTAAAACGAAAAGCATTAGGATACACCTTTAAAGCTGAAGGCGGTGGTGGTACCAGTGAAGGCACCAGTTCTGATTCTGGTAACGGTAATCCCGGCGAAGGGGCAGCAGACACACCCGGTAACTTTTCGGGCAGTTCTTATAGCGGAATAGGTAATCCCGGAGAAGCAGATTTTGGCACAGGACCGCCTGTTAGCTGGGGAGGTGGCGATAGTGGTGGGTACGATGGCGGTCCCGGGACTGGGGTGTCGTCTTTTCCATCTTTTGGTCCAAATAGCGGCGTATATCTTGGTAGTCTGAGTAGTTTGGGCAATATGGTGGCCATGGCATTGGGCACCGGTGAATATCAAGTAAAAATAGTAACGGCTGGTACAACAGCTCAAGGATCATTCGAAGTAGATCAAGTGGTGCCGGCCAAGACTTGGGCCAACTTGACACCAGCTGGAAGAGCACCTTTACCTACTGCTGTAATTGCTCCATACAGTGTTGGCTATATAAGAGAATACTGGAAAGATCCGTCCGGAACTACATTTGGTGCAAATAGTGCTATTCCTGCATTGACCGGAGTATTCCCTGATCCGTTTACTAATTTTGCCGGAGCTCCAATAACAGACCGTCCTGGTAATTTTGTGGCTTATGCAGATTTACAAATGCAACGGCTCAGTGGCAGCAATACTTGGGATAATGCACATTTCATGAATGTGTTTAATCAAGCACTTGGTTGGGTATTGACTTCCAACGATTATCTTGCGGCTTTGCAAAATGCACAAAGTAATACACTGTCAAATTTTGGAAGCGCCAACTATAAAGATTTTGTATCCCAGGGATTTGACAAGTATCAGCAAGGTCTTGCATTGCGCAAGGCATTAATTAATGTTGGCACCATGGTGCAGGTCATACCCGAAGGATTCTTTGGTACTCCCAATGCTGTGGCTAAGTTTTTAGTTGATATAGGCCTAGGCAGCGTGGGCGGACTGTCAGAAAAGCTGTACACTGCTGGTATACAATTTGACGACATCTATAATGTTGGATATGTTAATGTTATCACGAATATTCTTAATACCATAACCAATCAAGCCGATTTGGTAGTTATTCAAGATGTGGTAGAGAGCACCATACCAAAAATGTTTTCGCCCCTGGCATATACTTCGATCGAGATTGCCAGTGGACTGACCAATGACAGCGCATTTCCTAATTTTGCTGCGTTTGGCCGAGACATATATCAACGAGCCCCGGGCCTAAGCTCATTAACTGGAGTATCGTTAGTGGCACTGATTGACAGCGTTCAGACTGATATAACAGCCAATGTTGAATCTATCACTGGCAATGTTACAGTGGGCAACAGCGTACCACTACTATCGCAGTCTATCATTGACAGCCTACGAACATTTTTACCATTGGGTGTAGGCAACGGTCCAATATCAATGTTAAATGTAATTGGTACTGGGTCGGGATATTTGTTAGACGGGATCAGAGCTGTAAACATAGCAATTTCTCAATTGTACGCCTCAGACTATGGCCCCAGAATTAGAGACATACTCACTGAAATAAGTAGATTTCAAAGTGGTTATGCACTAACTGAAGAAGAAGTCAAAGCTGCTGCTAGTTTTACTCCGGTACCAGCACCCAGCGTGGCAGCTGATGGTAATTTTATACCGGGTGGCCTGGGTTACTGGCAAACAAAATTAGAAGCCAAAAAGACTGAATATCTAAACTTGCTGAGTGAAATCGCCGCAGACACAAATGGAAATATTCCAGTACTGGTAGCACAAATAAATGAAAATTGGTTGTGGTGCTGTAGAACTCTTTATTACGAAATGCGGAATTATAACAAAGCTAATTTCACAGTTACCTCATTTAACGACAACAGTCAGTACTTGTCGTTTGTCAGCAGCTTGCCCAGCTATGGTGCCGACCCACAAAATATTGGTACAGATTATCTACTCTACGGAATTTGTCTGCCCAATGAAGCCGGTGACACTGTCAAGGCTGTGTTGGGTCAAGGCAAGACAAATCAATTATTAGGTGAGAACGGCGTTCAGATAAAAAATATTATTTGATACTTTTTATTCAGTTAACTGCTATTATATCATTGATTTACTTCGCAAAACCT